GTTGCTCCTGACTATATATCCGACGAAGCCAAAACGTACTTTAACGAAATGGTTGAAACGATAGCAGTTCTTTATCCACCTTCAGCTTCTCATACCGAAATGCTTGCAATGTATGCACAGAATAAAGAAGTTGCTATATATTGCGATAAGTATTTAAGAACGCCTGGAATTGGATTTACTTTCGAAACAGAACGTGGTGATATTAAAAATCGTCCTGAAGTTAAACTTATGCACGACGCGAGATTGGTATGCAAATCCATTCTACAAGAGTTTGGTTTGAGTCCTAGTTCGCAACGTGCCGTTAAAGTAGAAAAGCAAAAAGAAGTTGCAAACGCATTTTCCAAACTAAGCAAGGTTGGATAAATGAACTATCAAAAACATTACAATAAACTTATAGAACGTGCGGCTAATAGAACTTTGGATAATTATTTTGAAAAACATCACATTTTACCTAAGTGTTTAGGTGGTAACAATAAATCTGAAAATTTAGTAAAGCTTACCGCTGAAGAACATTTTGTTGCACATCAACTTTTAGTTAAAATTTATCCTGAACAAACCAAACTAGCTTATGCTGCTAAATTAATGTGTATTGATAAATACGGTTATCGTGTTAAAAATAAACATTACGGTTGGTTAAAACGTAAAGAAGCAAAGGCAACTTCCAAATTATTCAAAGGTGTAATTAGACCGGAACGCTCTAAAGAATGGTGTGAAAAAATAAGTAACAGCAAAAAAGGTCAAAGCAAACCTCATACCAAAGAATCTAAAGCTAAAATTTCAGAATCAAACAAAAACAGAATTGTTAGCGAAGAAACTAAAATAAAAATGTCAAAAACTCATAGTAATATGTCAGAAGAACGTAAAAGTAATATAGGAAAAGCAAGTTCAAATTCAAGACAAAGTGAAATTAAACTTAAAACTGGGATGTATTCTAAAGAGAGTATAGCAAAAAGAAGTTTGTCTATAAAAGCTTCATGGGAAAAACGCAAATTAGTTGAAAGTTCAATATGAAAAATTTTGCTAAAATAGCTTTCAATTATGCAACTTTAGCTTTAGCTGACAATCTTCCTAATCGTAAAACAAGCTTGTACGAAAGACTTGCTTACAAGAGACATTTGGAAGATTTATCTAAACAAGACGATCCTAATTATCCTTACTATTTTAAAGAAGAGCTTGCTAATCACCGTTGCCAGTTCACAGAATTTTTACCTCACACTAAAGGCAAGTGGAGAGGTAAACCTTTCGTACTAGAACCACATCAAGTCTTCATAGATGCTTGTTTATTCGGATGGGTAAAAAAATCTGACGGTAAACGTAGGTTTACACGTTCCTATATCAAAGTTCCACGTAAAAACGGTAAATCCGCAACCAGTGCAACAACCGGTTTATACATGGCGTTTGCTGACGATGAATCCGGCGCTGAAGTTTATGCAGGAGCAACAACGGAGAATCAAGCTATGATGGTTTTTCAACCAGCATGGGAAATGGTTCGTCTTACTCCTGACTTTGCTTCGCACTTCGGGGTGGAGCTTTCCGGCACTCCTAAGAATCCTACCGGCATTTACAACTCAACTGATATGTCACGCTTTCAGCCTATTGTGGGCAAGCCTGGGGATGGTTCAAGTCCTCATGCTTCAATTGTAGACGAATATCACGAACACCCTACGTCGGTTCTTTACGATGCAATGGATACAGGTATGGGTGCGCGTGACCAGCCTATGTTAATGGTTATCACCACAGCGGGAAGTGATACTTCAGCACCATGTTATGAAATGGAGCTTGAAGCTATAAAGATTCTCGAAGGTACTCTTCAAAAAGAAAACGTTTTTGTTATGATGTTTGGAATTGACAAAGACGATTCGTATGAAGATTTTGAAGTTTGGAAAAAGGCTAATCCTAACTTCGGAATTAGTATTAACGAAGACTATCTTCGCGGCAAGTATAATGATGCAATGACTAACCTTAGTCAACGTAACATTCTTTTAACTAAACATCTTAATGTTTGGATGAATGCCGGTCAAGCTTGGATGGATATGCAGAAGTTTGAGACTTGCAAACGTCCTGAACTTAAACTTGAAGATTTTGCTGGTAAAGATTGTTATGTTTCTTTGGACCTTGCTTCGAAAATTGACTTAGCTGCTTTAATTTTCTTATTTGAAATTGAAGGTGTTAAGTATGATGTTTGCCCACGTTGCGGTGCTGATGTAAGATTTGAAAATGAAGCTTATATTTGTGAAAACAATATTCTTGAAGCCGGTTGTAGCTGGACACGTAGAAGTAACAAACGGGTTGCTCAATTTGGCAGATATTACTTGCCTGAAGAAACTGTAAACAAAAAAGAAAATCAGCATTATCAAACATGGGTTAACGAAGGTTTGCTTATAGCTACTGACGGAGCTAGAACGGACTTTCAAAGAATTGAAAACGATTTTAAAGAAATTTGTAAGATTATAAATACAAAAGAATTAGCTTTCGATCCAAAGGAAGCTTCGTATTTAATTCAGAACATTCAAACATGGGCAAACTTTGAATGCGTTGAGTTTCCACAAGGACCGGCTTTAATGTCCGAACCGATGAAAGAGCTTGAAGCAATGGTTTATGACGAATGCTTTTTGCACAACGGTAATAAGGTTTTCACTTGGATGATGGGTAACGTTATTAAAAAACAAAGCCGTTCCGGTGGATCGGTCAAACATTATTTTCCAACGAAGCAAAACGATTCGCTTAAAATCGACGGTCCTGTTGCCGCTATAATGGGTCTTGGCCGTTTAATGCTTAACACCGACGATGGCGATAGTTACAACAGTCGTGCCAAAAGAGGTCAAGAAGAAATTTTAAGAGTGTTATAAATAAAAGTTGACTTTGAATATTTATTTCGGTATATAGCATAACAGTAAATTGCTACCGGCTCAGAACCGATAGTAAAAGCCGCTAAACAAACGGGTGGATAGCGCAAATGATAAAAAAACTTCTCAGCATATTGCCGGACAAGAGCGACGTATTTTTATACGCTGGTCTTGCTTTGATTTTTTTCGGCACATATCAAGTTTATCCTCCCGCTTCGTTTATCACTATCGGCATTCTCTTTTTAGCAATTGCTCTTATCCAGGCAAAGGGTGGTAAATAATGGCGCTGCTGTCACCAGCATTTGAAACTCGCGCCTCCGTTTCTCCTTCGCTGCTTGTCGGTGATCCTGCTTTAGCAGGTCTATGGGGTGGTACTGTTAATACCGCTTCAAGTCAAGTAGTTAATGCCGAAACCGCACTTGCTATTTCAACAGTATTTGCTTGTGTAAGTCGTAAGGCTAAAACTCTTGCGATGTTACCTTTGGAAATTAAACGAAGACTTCCTAACGGTGGTTACGAAGTAGCAACTAAGCATAGGCTTTATCGTCAATTGAAGTATAAGCCTAATGCTTGGCAAACGTCTTACGATTGGCGTTTGATGGGTCAAACTCATGTAATGCTTCGCGGTAACTTTTACAACTACATTCAGTCAACTCCTGGACGTGGTTTAAACCAGTTAATTCCGCTTGATCCTGACAGAGTTTGGCCGTTCGTAGTTACTCCCGAAGGTATTACTTACTATTTGGCCGATAACTCACCGGCTCCTATTGCCGGTTCGAAATTGTTCTATCAGTATTTTCCAATGAACGGTTCAACAAGAGTTTTTACTGCTGACGAGATTTTCCACGTAAGAGGAATAAGCCGAAACGGTATTGTGGGTAAATCGGTTGTCGGTTTGATGAAAGAGTCTGTCGGTTTGGCAATGGCAACTGAACAGCAAGGCGCAACACTCTTTACAAACGGCGCACAAATTGGAAAGGTGTTTACTCACCCGAACAAACTTGATGATCCTGCTTTTGAACGATTAAGAAAGCAGCTAGATCAATATTCAGGTGTTGAAAACTCACATCGTACTATTATCCTTGAAAATGGAATGGATATTTCAAAGATAAGTTTGACGATGGAAGAGGCTCAGTTTCTTGAAACAAGGAAGTTCCAGGTAGAAGACATTTGCAGCTTTCTTGATGTTCCAATGATGTTAATTCATCGTAGTGGTGATAAGAACCAAACGTTTGCCAGTGCCGAAGTTGTTAACCAAATGTTTATTACTCACAATATGCAACCTGAGTTTGTAAATTGGGAACAACGTATGCAGACGGACCTTCTTTACGATTCAGAACAAGATTATTATTTTGATTTTGATTTTAAAGAAATGATGCGTGGCGATATGGCGGCGCAAGGCGCTTATAACAAATCACGGTTCGATACCGGTTCTTGGACACCAAACGATATACGGGTTAACAGTGGCGAAAGCCCTATTGATAAGCCTGAAGCAAATGAACTTTACGTTCAGTCAGGTGCTGTTCCGGCGAAGCTGGCCGGTCAACAGAATCAACCAAAAGAACCTGGAAAGCCAGGGGATAAACCTGAAGATAAACCTGAAGTAAAAGAGGTTGATAAATGAAAGGTTCCGATAAAGTAATTTCAAAATTAAATACAATACTCGCTGAAGAACATTCAGCTTATGTTCAATACATTACTCACGGTTTAATGTGTAAAAATAACGGTTATGAAAAACTTGCCGAATATATATTAAAACGTGCCGCTGATGAAAAAGAACACGCTAAAGAGCTTATTGAAAGAATTTTGTTTATAGGTGGAGTTCCTTTGTTTGCGGAAATAGCTCCTGTTATTGTGGGTAATACTGTTATTGAAATGTTTCCTAATGACCAAAAATCAGAAATAAATGCAATTGCTAGTTATTCTGAATTAATTGACTTAACTGTTGCTGAAAAAGATTTTGGCACACGTAGGTTAGCGGAACACATTCTTGAAGAAGAAGAAACTCATTTGAATGATATTGAATCTAACATTACTCAAATTATAAATTCTGGAATTGATAATTATTTAGTGGCTAAAATTTAAATGAAAAGTGGAATTTATAAAATAACAAACATTGCTAATGGTAAGTGTTACATAGGTTCTGCTGTAAATTTTAAAAATAGATGGAATGTTCATGTTAGTAAACTTAATTTAAATAAGCATCACTCTGTTATTTTACAATCAGCTTGGAATAAACATGGTAAAGAGAGTTTTAAATTTGAAGTATTACTTATTTGTAGTAAAGAAGAATTGCTTATTAAAGAGCAAGAACAACTTGATTTTTTAAAGCCTGAATACAATGTTTGTAAAATAGCAGGAAGTAGAATTGGTACAAAATCTTCAAATGAAACAAAAGAAAAGTTAAGAAAGGTATTGCTTGGTAATAAATATTGTTTAGGTTTAAAAGCTTCTGAAGAAACCAAAGTCAAAATGTCTAAAAGTAGAAAAGGTAAAAATCTTTCAGAAAGTCATAAAATTAAAATAGGTTTGAGAAGTATTGGTAAAACTCCAATGTTAGGTAAAAGTCATTCTGAAGAAACTAAAGTTAAAATGTCAAATTCGGCTTTAGGTAATAAAAGATGGTTAGGAGTTAATCATTCTGAAGAAAGTAAAAACAAAATGTCAAAAGCCCGTAAAAGTTATTGGGAAACTAAAAATATATTAAAAGTTTGGAATTGCGCCTTATAAGGAGCTTAATATGAAACCAGAATTTATTGAAGGGATGGACACCGAACGTAGAACGCACACTGTTGAAATGCGTGTCAAAGACGCTTCCATTGGTAAAAAGTCTTCCACGATGGAAGGTTATGCTGCCAACTTCAACAGCTTGTCACAAGACCTTGGAGGTTTTAGGGAAGTTCTTATGCCAGGGTGTTTTAAAAATGCACTTGCTACTTCAGATGTTCGCGCACTTTTCAACCATGATCCAAACTTAATTTTGGGTCGTAACGTTTCTGGAACTTGTCGTTTGAGTGAAGACGAAAAGGGGTTGCGATTTGAAGTTGATCCGCCCGAAACGTCTTATTCAAAAGACTTGCAGATTTCTATGCACCGTGGCGATATTAACCAATGTTCTTTTGGTTTTCGCGTTGCAGACGGTGGTGACAGTTGGGCTAAAGATACTGACGGTGTTTGGATTCGTAGTATTACAGATGTTGCTCAACTTTTTGATGTTTCGCCGGTTACATATCCTGCATACATTTCAACTTCATGTGTCGTTCGTTCTATGCTTGAAAAAGAAAAGAACGCCGAAGCTGAAGAACTGAGAAGCAAAGCAGAAGCTGAAGAAAATGAAAGAAAACTTGAAGCTGAAACACGTCGGTTACGGCTTGAAATAGAAGCGGTAGAATAACAAAGCCTTTTGGCTAAAAACTTGGAAAAGGAGTAACGTATGGCAAAAAATCTTAAAGAGTTGCGTGACCTTCGTGGTAAAGCCGTAGCAGATGCACGTCAGTTGGTAGATGCTGCCGACGCCGCGAAGCGTAGTATGAATGAGGACGAAAAACGGCAATATGAAAGCTTTATGAGTGACGCAGTTCGTCTTAAAGCTGACATTGATACCGAAGAACGTACTCAGGACGTGGAGCGTGAGCTTGCCGCTGAAGGTATTCGTTCAGCCGCTGCCGCAGGTCAGGAAAGCCGTGGTGGTAATCCTTCCGAAGAGGCAAGAACACTTGCTTTCCGCAAGCTGATTCTGGAAGGTAACACCGCACTTACTCACGAAGAACTTCGTGGTCTTACAGCCGGTACGGACATTAAGGGTGGTTTCACCCTTACCCCACAGGAATTTATCAATCAGTTGATTGTCAACGTCAAGAACATGGTGTTTATGCGCCAGCTTGCCACAATCATTCCGCTGAACGGTTCTTCCAGTTGCGGTGTCCCTACCCTGGACAGTGATGTTGGTGACGCCGATTGGACACCGGAAATCAAGGTTGTTGGCGAAGACGACGGACTTGCTTTCGGCAAGCGTGAACTTAAACCTCATGCACTTTCGAAACTGGTCAAAGTTTCCGAACCGCTGCTGCGTAATTCGGCACTCAATCCTGAAGCGATTGTCAATGATCGTATGTCCTACAAGTTTGGTGTGTCGATGGAAAAGGCATATCTGCTTGGTGATGGCGCACAGAAACCTTTGGGTGTTTTCGTAGCATCCACAGACGGCATTCCTACAAGCCGTGACGTGTCTGCCGGTAACACAGCTACTTCGATTGGCGCTGACGGTCTTATCGCTGCCAAGTACAGCCTGAAAGCTCAGTACATGGGCAAGGCTCAGTGGCTGTTCCATCGTGACGCTGTAAAGCAGCTTGCTCAGTTGAAAGACGGTAATGGTCGCTATATGTTTGAACTGTCGGACACCCCGAACGTTCCTGATATGCTTCTTGGCCGTCCTATGACAATGAGCGAGTACGCTCCAAACACCTTCACTACCGGTCAGTACGTCGGTATGTTTGCTGACTTCAGCAACTATTGGATTGCTGATTCTCTGCAACTTCAGTTCCGTCGTCTGAACGAACTGTTCAGCCTTTCTAATCAGGTTGGCTTTATTGGCCGGATGGAAACTGACGGTATGCCGGTCCTGGCTGAAGCATTTAGCCGTGTGAAGCTTGGTTAATATTAACGTTTTATAATCTTGCCCCCTGTTGATTCAGGGGGCTAAAAGGAGAATGGTATGAATCTTATTTCTAACGTTAAACTTACTCAGGCGTCTACGCTCACAGCCGGTGCTGCTGGTGTAACTGCCATTAAGAGTACTGCAATTGACATGGCGAACTACGAAACAGTTTTGTTCGTCATTCCTTTCGGAACAATTACTGCCGGTGCTGTAACTTCGGTTAAAGCGCAACAGTCTGTTGATACCGTTGACGGAAACTTTGTTGATCTTGCCGGAAGCGCAGTAACGGTTCTGGACAGCAACGACGACGGTTGCATTTACCTGGAAATCACCAAACCTCAGAAACGCTACGTTCGTGTTCAGGTTCTTCGCGCTACGCAGAATGCTGTTGTCGGTACAATTATTGCTATCCAGGGTGAAGGTCGCGTCAAACCTTCTGTTCAGGACACGACAATTGTTGGTGGTGAACTTTGGGCTTCGCCTGAAGAGGGAACCGCTTAATTTTTTAACTTTACTTTAAAGGGGTAGCTTCGCCGCTACCCCTTTTTAAAAGGAGCTTGTCATGGCTGAAACCGGACACCACGTAGGTACTAACTACACTGAGCAGGGTGCTAAGATCACAAACATTGGTGGTACGCTACAGATTCTTCCTGGTGGCGCTGTTATCCTTCCTACTGCAAATCCTGGCGTCGTCGGCGCTCTGTGGAACAACGCAGGGGTAATTACTATTTCCGCTGGTTAATCGAAAGGGGCTTAACGTGAAACAAATTAAGCTTAGTTCAACTCTTGCCGGTGTTAACGGTGTTCTCAATCCAGGCAAACATTTTGTCGAAGATCAGCTTGCAGACGATCTTGTTGCCGGTGGATATGCCGAACACGTAGTTATCATCGAAAAAGCCGTCGTAGCAGCACCAGAAAAAGCTGTTGTGAAACCGGCTGAAAAAGCTGTAGTCAAACCGCCTGAAGTTTCTGCCGCCGCTGCCGCTATTCCTGCCGCTGCTGCCGCCGAAAGCAAAAGCGGGACCGTACCTTCACCTTGGAAGAAATAACCTTTGTTTGGTGCAAAGTAAGCCTTTGTTTTTAACAGCAAAGGCTTCACTTTAGATCAAATAAAATGTCGGGGAGAAATAAAATGGAAGAAAAAAATCTTGCGTCCGATGCTTACGAAATTAAAAGCGGTCTTGGAGTAAACAACGTCGAAGGTGTTATGGTTCACGGTCACTATAATCTTGTTCACCGTCGCGTCAAAGTTCACATGATGAAGCGTTTTCTTTCTCTTCAAAGCAAGCTTGATAACGTGGGTAATGCTACTAAAG